TATACTTATCCGCACCGGGGCGTAGCTCAGGACGGTTAGAGCGCGCGGTTTGGGACCGCGAGGCCGGCGGTTCAAGTCCGCCCGCCCCGACTTTTCGTTACTTCGGTGCGCAGGGTACGTCTTCCAGGCATACCTTGTGCACCTATGTCCCCCCCCCGCTTTACCTCAGAGCACAAGGCCTGTGGCCTTCTCGTTCAAAAAAAAGCCGCTTGCGCATTATCAGTACTGTACGTATTTATTATCAGTACTGCACCACAGCGGCGAGGGAACCGGAGGTCACATGGTACGAAAAATACAGATCACCCTATCTCAGGCCATTGAAGGCTTCATCCTGGAGAAGCGCGCCCAGCAACTGCGCCCCCACACGCTATCCAGCTACGAAAATGCCCTCCGGAGACTTCTGGATTACCTCCCTGATGATCCTTTCCTCGATGAGATCACTGTGCAGCAGATCGATGCCTTCTTCACTGATCTTGGCCAGCGCCCCATCGCTCCGGCCGGCATCGCCCCCCGGCCGGCCAAACCTCTCTCCAAAAAATCCATCTTGAATACACACACCGCACTTTCGTCTTTCTGGACCTGGGCGGTGAAGGAGGGCTTCGCTGACGAACACATCATGCGCTCCGTGCCCCGGCCACGACCGGAGCAGCGGGCCATCGTGCCTTTCACTCGCGACGACATCGAGGCCATGCTCAGCGTCTGCGAATCAACACGCTCCTACAGCCGCCCGGGCAAGCGCCGGTGCGCCAATACCCGGCCCACCGGCGTGCGCGACCGGGCCATCCTCCTCTTGCTCACCGACACCGGCATTCGCGCCAGCGAGCTCTGCGATCTGCGCATCAAGCACCTGGACATGAGCAACGCTCGCGTCAAGGTGTTCGGGAAAGGTGCGAAAGAGAGGATCCTGCCCGTCGGGCGGCGCACTATCAAAGCTCTCTGGCGCTACCTGTCCACCCGCCCCGATGCTCGGCCTTCGGACCCGCTCTTTGTCACCTCTGATGAGCTGCCCCTCACCCGTCGGTCGCTGTATCAGCTCATCCGTCGCCTCGGCGACCGCGCGGGGATCGTGCCGGCCGCACACCCTCACCGTTTCCGCCACACCTTCGCCATCAATTTCTTGCGCAACGGTGGCAATGCTTTCAGCCTGCAGGCGATGCTCGGCCACTCCTCTCTGGAGATGGTCTATCGCTACCTGGCCCTCGTCCAGACCGATACCGAAAATGCTCACCGCCGGGCATCGCCCGTGGACAACTGGAGATTATAAAAAACCCTCCCCCGCTCTGCGGGGGAGGGTAGGGTGGGGGCCTCTCTCAGTTCAGATAATCGGTCTTATCCTGCCTATTCGGGGGAGGGCTGGGGTGGGGGCTTCTCATTCTCCTGTTCCTCCTGCCGAGCCGCCTCCAGCCGCCGTTGCACTTCGGCCTCAATGGCCTGCTGCTGGAACCAATCGGCCGCAGCGCGGCACACCATGACCCCCTGCGCTGACGGTATTTCGCCGCCGAGGATGATATTCAACTCCCCGTTCTCCCCAATAGCCAACGTAATTGTTTTCGTCATCGTACTCTCCATCTCCATATTCCCAGCCCCGCCAGGCCCAGGCCCAGCAAGACCAATGGGCTCGCTACACAGGTCAGCAAAGCGATCAGCAAAAGTAATCCCAATTCTTTCATCATGCCTCCAATAGCTTCGGGTTCACACCGAGTGACAATAGCGCCTGCTCGTGCTGTTGGTACCGCTGATGCAGTTGCCCGATTGCACCCAGAAGCAGCATATTGATTCGCTTATTGCTGACGAATGGTACGCCGTCCTCGCCGATAGACAGAACGCCAAGTGCCTCCAGCTCCTGCTCGTTGTAGGCTATCATCCTGTTCCACTGGCCGGTCAAAGCCTGCGATAGGTCGTGGGCCATCAATGCGTCGTCCTCATTGTCGTATGAACTGGCCGAACCATCGTAGTATAAATCACCGTCCTCGTCCACAACCATAACGGTAACATATGTTCCACCGCGATACGTTAAGAGCGCAAGTAAATTTCCGTTCGCTACTGTATCAACAATATTGGCGCCGCTTGTCTGATAAGCGTACAGTTCTATGATAGCACGACCAGCCGTCGTCTTGGTCGTATCAACATCTTCGGCCAGATAGCCTGCGATGCCGAACGCGCCATGGTTGTCCGCATCAGCGTCCCTCAGCCCACGCATCAGCACACCGCCCGCCGCTGCGTCAGATTTCTGGATACTGAAAAACGTATCGGTTTCCGCCAGTGTTGTCGCCCCATGCGCCACATCGCTGCTTTTCAGTGCCAAAATCTCATCGTCGTTCGCGCCCTGGTTGATGGTCAGCCCAGTAGTCATCTTGGCATTGCCCGCAGTGGTGCCAATGGCATTGATGAAGGCTTTGGGCCCCGACTTGATGGTTACATATGTTTCATTAGGAAAGCTCGAATCATATACCCCCATCTGAATATATGAATCGGCATTCCGTCCAGCAAGAATCCGAATATAATCATCGGCTCCAGAATCTACGAGATAAATGGCTGGTGTTGCACTTGCCGTTGAGCCAGCATGCAGATGAACATAATAATTAGGATCGGAATAGTAACAATTAATCCGCCCCCGCTCATTGCCACTTTCCATCCAACGAATAGCCCGAATGTAATCTGTCCCAGATGTTCCGCGAGTGATTTGAATTCCATTTGCATCTAAAACCACATCCCCGCCAGCCGCCACAAATTTTCCATCGCTGCTCCGAATCCCCGCTTGCAGCGTATCGCTGTTGTAGCCGCCGATGTAGCTGGACATAATGCGGAAGCCGGTGAAATCCGTTCCCACCGTCCCCGTCCCCACTCGGATTTCCCCAGCGGTGAGAAGGCCCATGTCGGCGGTGATCGCCGACAATTGGCTGACGTTCAACTCCGTCGCTGTGATGGTGTTGGCCGCGATCTCGGCCGCCGTGATCGTGTTGGCCGCGATCCGATCACCGGTGATCGTCCCCGCCGCGATGTGATCGTTGACCACCTGGCCCACCTGTGTACTGCTGGTCGTTGCCACGTAATTGCTCGCGTTCCCGCTGGTATCCACCGCCCGCACGCGATACCAGAACGCATCCTGAGCCGCGATTTGCGCATCAGTGAAGTCTTTGTCCCAAAAGAAGTTTAGATAACAGATAGCAATGGTGGCGTATGTCCCCGGCGAGCCGCCACTGTCAGGCGCGCGCTGTAGTTCGTAGTACGCTAAATCTGCCTCGCTGTTGGCGTCCCACTGTATGCCGATGGCTGTCGCCGCACCTGCCGCACTCACGTTCGTCGGAGCCGCCGGCGCCGCTGTGTCCTTCGCTGTCGTCTTCGTTAGATAGCCTGGCGTTGCCGGTGACCAGGCCGAGTAATTCCCCACCCAGTCCACCGCCCGTACCCGAAGGTAGTAGTCCGTGTTCCCCTTTAGTCCCCGGAAAATTACCTCTCTTGTATCCCCTGCTTTCACCCGGAAGATGATTGGCCAGTTGAAGGAGGTGTTGTCCGCGCATTGTATCTCATAGTGATCCAGGTCGTCGTCGGATACCGATCCCCAGGTGGCCTTGATCCAAGCCATTTGATGACCATCGGCGTCCTCCTCCACGCCCGTGGTCAGGTTGGCATCTGCGAACGTCGGTGCCGCCGGTGCATCCGTGTCGAACACTGTGTCATCCAGGTTGGTCACTCCATCTTCCACCTGGTTCAACCTGTCCTGCCACGTCTGTCCACCGGTCAGCGCAATGTCCTCCGCCTCGCCCAGCTCCAGATCATAGAACCGCTGATTACCTTTCCAATGCATCGTCAGCCGGCGCACAGTGAACGTCGCATCCACGCCGAACAAAGCACAAACCAGGCGCACATCCATCCCTGCCCGCAGGCCTGACTTCATCGTCGTCACTTTGTATGTCACACGCGGGTTTGCCCACTTTGCCAGGATCGCATCGCCCCGATCCTGCACTCCCTGCGTGGTCGTGATCCGGCGGTCCACCACCACCGCCGGCCGCGTTCCGTACGTCGCTATGCTGGTCGTATCTTCCCGCCAGCCGCTCACCCCCTTGCCAACCACGAACACGCGGTTTACCAGCGTCGCCGCGTCACTCCGCTTCTCAATCTTCTGATAACCGAAGCTGTTGGCATTGTCAGGATTGTCGCTCAGGTACCAGCTTGCCGTGTTGCTCTCGCTACTGAAGTAGTGCAAGCGCTTCTGCTCGTCCACGTACCACCGGCCGCCGGAGCGTTTGCAAATCTCCTTCAGCGCCTGCCGCAGAGTCATGTTCTCAAACGACATCGTCAGCGTCTTCAGCGTGCTCACATAAGTCGTAGCGTCAATGTCACTGCGGTACTTGCTGAACAGGTCGGCAATGATCGCGCTATCGGACTGCGAGCTGTACGACTCCTCCGAGTCAATCACAGCTTCCTCGACCAGGATGTTGTAGTCCTGGCACTGGACGATGATCCGCCGCACACTATCGTTCAGCGGCTGCAACTGCACCCGAGCCACCAACCCGGCAAACAATGTCGTTCCATTGTCCGTGACCGAAACGTCATCTTTCTCCGTGATCGTCACTGAGCCGCTTTGATCTGTCAGCACAAACGAACACGTTGCCACGAACTCGTTTGCCGCCTGCGGTATCCGCAGCGTCTCAGCTCGCAAAAGCGATGTACGATCTGTGGAATCTATAGTCAGTGTTATCGCCATCGTCTATCTTCCTCCCCCCGCTTGCGGGGGGATTAGAGGGGGGTGGGGGGTTATCCCACCGCCCGCCGCACTCCGCGCAGTGTTAAACTCTGCTCTATCGCCTCCGCGATCTGGTACACATCCTCATCACTGCGCACCGACCCCGGCCCGAAATGGTTATGGATAACCACACCGCCCCTCGCCGGCGCAGGCACGGCAGCCATCACCGGCACTCGAGGGGTCAATACCTCCAGCGCCGTGTTCATACCCGCTTGCGGCAATTTGACCGCCTGGCTGATGCCCAGGGCCATCCCGGCCATCGTTTGCGTCCCGATTTCCATGAACAGTTTAGACGGCGATCCAATGCCCAGGAACCCCAGCGCCGCTTCGTAGGCTGCCCTCGCTGCCGACCGCGCAGCATTGGCGATTGCCCCGGCTCCGTTCCTGATACCATTCGCGATGCCATCAATTATCGCCCGCGCTATCGCCGCCCAATCCGTGTTTTGGAAGAAGTCTTTGACTATATTCCACGTTATTTCGCCAGTTTTCTTGATGTTTTCCCACGCCGCGTCCCATACCTCCCGTAGTTTCTCCCCAAATCCGCGCCAATCGCCCTCGAAGGCCAGACGGAATGCTTCATAAATCTTCGTGAATTGCTCCTTAAACCACTCAAATGTGGCTACAATTGCCTCCCATATCTCTCGTGCCTTCGCCATCACCTCATCGCCGTGCTCAGCCCACCAGGCCCTGACCTGCGCCAAGAACTCCGAGATAGCCATGCCAATCTGCGTGGCAATTGTCACCACGGTCTCTCGGATCGTGTTCCAAATCTCCTGCGCCTTCGCTATCACCGTATCGCCGTGCTCGGCCCACCAGGCTCTCAACTTCGCCAATGTATCCAGCATAAACGTCCGGATACCCAAGAAATCACTCTCCCACGCCTGGCGCAGGGCCGCAACGATGGCCACCAGAGCTACGAACGCAGCGATGACCGGCGCAGCGGCTGTGATAATCGAATATACCGCCGGTATGACTACCGCTGCGATGGCGATCCCCAGCGCGATCAGCACGTCCTTCAACTCCACATGCTCCGCGATCCACTGCATCGCCATCTCAACGTATGGCTGCGCAGCGGTCCACAGTTCCTGCACCTTCTCCACCACTGTGCCGATAGCATCCGCAACCTGATCAAGGCCGATGTCGCACAGCGCGCCCTGTAGCGCCACAACCGGGCCCTGCCCGGCCAGCAGCGCCGCAACGAAGGAATCCACGAAGCCGGCCGCCATGTCCAACGCGGGGGCCAGGCTGTTCTGAAAGAAATCCACCACCAGCGGCCCCACCTGGTCCGCCACATTGCTGAACAGATTAACCATGTCCGTGGCCACTGGCAAAAACGCCTCGCCAATGCCGATTTTCAATGTCTCAATGGTGCCCTGCAGCGCCTCCATCCGCCCGGCGAACGTCTTCGCCTTCGCCGCTGCTTGCTTTTGGATGCCTGCGGCGTTGGCCGTCGCCTTGGCCATGTCGTTCCAGCCCTCTGTGCCTTCGGCCAACAAGGTGTTCAGCGCGTTCATTCCATACGTTCCGGCGATGGTCTGAATATACTGATTGCGCTGCTCATCGGTCAATTTTATCGTCGTGGTGATGGCCTCACCCTCAATCGCATTCAGCTCATCTATAACGGCCTTGGTGTTCTGCAGTTCCGTTTGAGCCTTGGCCAAGGCTTTATCCGACATGATCCGCATGCCAAGATTGTGCTCTTGGATCCGTTTAGTCAATTGCTCATAGCGTGCCTGGGCTTGCTCCAGGAGCTTATTTTGTTCCTCAGTCCGTCCCCCGACAATCTCCGTTATCTCACGTGTACCATTTAAGGCTCCAGACAATTGATCTACCAAATTCGGTAGACCAACAAACTCACCCTTCGCATCGTACAAACTGACACCGAGTTCTGTCAATGCCTCTTTCACTTCCTTAGTGGGTCGTTGTATATTGGTTAACATGGATTTGAGCGCCGTGCCCGCCTCCGCGCCTTGGATCCCCCGCGTGCTCAGGATGGCCAGCGCGTTGTTCGTGTCCTCGATGCTGATCCCTAGCGCGCTGGCCGTAGGCCCCACATTCCTCAGAGCGTCGGCCAGGCCGCTCACCTCCGCCACACTCGCGTCAGCGGCCTGCACCATATTGTTCAGCGCACTATTGACAAATTCTGCCCGCTCCGCCTCCGTCTCCAGTTCCCCGCCGAACGTGGCCAGCGCCACCGCCGCCAGGTCGCTGGCCTGCACCATGTCTAATTCCGTCGCCGCCGCTAGGTCGATTGCTGCCCGCAGCGCGCCGCCCAGTTCCGCCGTGCCCGCCAGATAGCCCTGCAGGTCGCCGAAAATCTCCGTCGTGGAAAGGCCGGCCTTATACAATCCGGTCATCGCGTCGGCTGCGCCCGTGGCCGATACCCCCAGCAACGACGTGTCCCCGCCCACTGCCAGCGCTGCGTCGTGCAATTGATCAAATGACAAACCGCTCCCACTGGCCGCGATCTCCAGGCCCACCAACTGCTCCTGGAAATCCTGCGCCAGGGGGAGCGTCGTCTTTATCACCGCCGCCATCCCGCCGATTGCCCCGGTGACCGCGCCCAGCCCGCCGGCTATCGTCACCGCACCTAGACCCTGTACCGCACTGGTCATCCGCTGTGTCAGCGACTGCGATTCCTCCATCTTGCTGCGGAAATCGCCGATGTCGCCTTTCAATTTCACTACCAGCGTCGCGATCGTCGCCATGCTATTGACTCCAGCCTCAATCTATGGTATAATAACCTTGACTCGCGAAAGTCAAACGAGAGGCGCTTTTTATGCCTGCTCATCACAATCGCATAATTGTGGGCACAGGCCCGCAACGGGGAACCGCCTCTCTGGCTTTCGCGAGTCCGGGTGGGCACCCCGTTGCGGGCTTGTGCGTTTTCAGAGAGAAAGGACTCGCGAAATGTTACAGGTACAATTCTTACGTGATGCCCTGCAACGCACGGGGTTCTGGCCCCAGCCTGGCTACCAATCAGACTGGCAGCCGGACGAGATGAGGCGCGAAATCACCTCCCAAATGCGCACCCTACAAGGCCCCTACCTGCAAGCACTTTTCTGGATCACATCCGCTCTGATGCTGCTGCAGATGCAGGCCCAGTGGCCCGCAAATCCCGGCCCCCAAATGCCACGTTCATCATCTCCACGATGTGGAGCTGCTCCTGCCACGTCTGCTGCCGCCGTGGCCGCTCAAAGCGCGGCATGAACTCGCGCGGCTGGAAGGGACGTCGCCTCTTCTTCGGATCCCGCGCAGTGTTGGCCACCGTTGAGGCGATAATCCCCGCCCGCAGATCGGCGCGCACTTCGCCGAACGGCTCAATCTCGGCGTATGCCATCCACTCGGAGAGCTCCCGGCTGCTCACCCGGGCCAGGAGCTCTCCCACCGTCATACCCAGCGCCAGAGCTAGACGAAAGTAGAATCGTCGCTCTGGTCGCTCTCTAAGTTTTTTGCCAGCTCCTCCACGTCCTCGGCCGTCAGGCCGGAGAGCCGCTGCGCTGCCTTGAACACTCGTTGCAACGCTACCGCGCTTTTGTGCCCCAGGGCCTTTGCATCGCTATCGGAGAAGACGCGCTTGCCGTCCTCGTCCACCACCGAGAGCGCCACCAGCCTGGCCCGCAGGTTCTCCATCCTGAAGTGCGTCTTCTTCCCGCGCTGCTCAACGATGGACGCCTCGAACGCATCCCGCTCCGCGCCCGTCAGCCCCCGCACACGCACCACACCGCCCCATTCCGGCACCTCAACGTCCTCGGTCGGCAGGTCGTCAGCCTGCAGGATCGCATCCCGCGTCAGATATGCCATTTTCCACCTCGCGTTTCACGCCTTACGCTTTACGTTTTACGCCCTCACGCCAACGTCGGCTGCCCGGTCAGCTTCAACGTCACGCTCGCCGCCAGCTTATCATCAATCGGCTCGCTCGGCTCGAATCCGGTCACCAGCGCGCTGAACGACCAGGTCGTGTTCCCCGTGTCGGGGAAGACGAGCTGGAAATTGCGCACCGTCCGGTCGACCATGTCCTTGATCAAGCCGGTGGATGCATCGTGCGTCGCGTCAGTCGGCGTGTAGTTGATGTCAAATGACACCTCGCCAGCGTCCAGCAGCCCGCCCACGAACTCTCTCCATCCGGCGGTTGAGCTGTGGTGCGTGACATCGATGGTGTCCAATGACAGCCCCGGCCCGCTGATGCTGCTTACCTCGGCAATGGTGGTGAAGGTCTCTGGATCGCCCCCATCGCCGATCTTCAGTAGCGTCCCAAATGCTGAAATACCCATGGTCTTTATCCTCCTCGTTATAGTGGTAATCTCACCACACCAAACTTGACCGCCGCATCGCTGGCCTGAAAATATAGCTTTCCATCCGATTGCAGCCAGCCCTCCGTGCCGAACGGTCCAAACACCGCATATTCACCCGCCCCCAAGCTGTAGGCGGCGATGTCACCCGTCCGCCCCTGGGCATCCGCCACGCTGCTGATCGTTATCGTATACGCGCTGGCTCCCGTGTTGTGCGCGATGATGATTTCCGCCCCGGTCAACGTGACTTCCTCGTAATTGGCTACATCGGCTGCCGTCATCGTCAGATCAGCCGCGTTAGCCGAATACGCATTCGTTTTCGTTCCCAACGCCACCAGCGGCGTATGGCTCTGTCTAGCCATCGTTCACCTCCACCTCTTTCTTGATCGGATTCCCGAAGCGATCCACAATCGGCAGCGTGACCTCCACCTTTCGCGGCGGTTTCGGTGTATGGCACGCCTCAATGTGCTCGATCATCTCCTGCTCGCTCACTAGCGTATCCCACCCGCACACCGTGCAGTGCCACATCGGCAGCCCCTTCCATTCCCCCTTCGTATACAACTGCGCGTTGGGGGGCGACTCCTCCCCCTGCGAAGCGGGGGGGATTGAGGGGGGGTTCTCCGCATTGGGGGGCATCTTCCGCCGCTTCTTTGCTGATTTGCCCACTTGCTGATTTGCAGATTTGCCCATTTGCCTACTCCTACTCCTGATACCAGATCATGTAATCGTGCCGCACCACCGGCTTGTCGAACGCAGTGGCCCAACTATCGTGCTCATTGTCCAATAATACCGCGCCCACGGTCACCGTGCCCATCGTGCCCTTGAATCCGTCCAGGCTCGCCCGCACTGCCTCGGCCACGCTCTTAGCCTGGCTGTACGAGGTCCCCACGAACGTGAATTGCATCCGCGCTCGGCCCAGCCCGCTGGGCCCGTCGTGGGCGTGGTCGCGCGGCCCGCTGATCCGCTGATACGCGATAGCCGGCAGCGCCACGTCCTGCGGCACCACCAGCGGATAAATCCGCGTCCCCACCAACGCTGAGACGCCGGCGTCGTTCGTCAGGTGATCGTAAAGTCCCTCTTCCAGCGTCATTTAGCCACCCGCCTGATCTCATCGCCCACTGCGCCGACCGCCGCGCTTTTTTTCGTGTCCAGCGCCGGCCGCAGGAATGGCCTGGCTGCCATCCCCGGATGCCGTACCCTTCCGGTGATCACCAGCCCCTCGTCCCCCTCGAATACCAGGGGCGAACCCGTGATCTCATGCCCCGTCGCCCCGGTCTCCAGGAACCGCCAATACCACTTCTTTTCCGGCGGCCCGATGTCCACCGTTACACTCTTCTTGCGCTTTTCGGTCACCTGGGCCTCAATGAGCGGCTCCGGGGCCAGTGGGTTCGCCGCGTTGGCGATCACCTGCGCCCCGGCCAGGGTAGCCACCTCCAGCACGTCCCCCACGTCTATACCGAGCTGCCGCAGCTTGCGCAGCAGCTCCTCGCCGCCCTTGATCTGCACCCCAATCCTGTCAGCCACTTACGTTTTACACCTTCACGTTTTACGCTATCACTTCCCGGCACATCAGGTGCAGCTCGCGCTGCCGCTCCTCCACGTGAACCACCGATTTGATATCGTACGTGTGGCTGCCATACACCACCCGCATCTCTGGCGCGATGCCGCTGCGATAGCGCATCCGTATTAGTGTCGTTATCTCCGCTCCCGCGCGCTGTGCCTCAATAAACTCCCGGCCCCGTGGGCCTCGGGCCAACGGCTCCACCGCCGCCCATACTGTGGCCACGTCGCCCCAGGTGATTACCTCCTCGCCGTAGGAGTTCCGCGTGACGCTCTTCTCCTGGATCGTCACCCGATGCCGCAGCTCACCGGCTCTCATCGTTCCCGCACCTGAATGTGAATCGTCCGCTGGTCCGTCCGACCCCCGGCTGTCGTGATAGTATTCGTCACAGAGTAGTTTTCCCCTGCCGTGCCACCGCTCAACCACACAGTAGCCGTCGTGTCCGTGTTCGTGTCCGAGTCTTTCGTGATCCCGCTCGGCACGGTCCATTCGCTGGTTGCAATCGTATCCGTATCCAGCCAATCCGACCAGTCCACCGTATAATCCAACACGGCGCTGGGGTCTTTAACGAATGTCTGCGGCATTTTGCACCTAATCGAGCGTTACATCGAGATCGCCGACGGGAATCTGGAACGTGTCACCTGCGTTGACCGTTTTGCTCGCCGCCAACGCCCCGCCCCATAGAAAATTGCCGGCCGTGGCCGCGTCCCACACGCCAACATGCGTCACTGTACATGCTGGCATATCTGTGAATTCGATCAGAGCATCGTTTGACACTGCTCCACCACTCGCTACGCCGAATGATCCAGCCTGCCGCGCGTAGGATCCTCCGGTCACCTCGCTGGCCCCAGTCTCGCCGGGATCCGCCGTGTGCAACGATACATACGGTGTCGTCACGCTGAACGCATCCGCGTTATACACCGCGTCCAACAACTCGTTCTCCAGATAGTCACTGATTGACATGTTGCTATACCTCCATGGTTCTGTCCTCAGACGCTACCACAAATGACCTGGTGTCAGATTCAACGATTGCATTTCGATTATCCATCTGCACAGCGAAAAGCCGCTGTTCTGCCACATAAAACAACCTGCTCTCGCTCGGCACAGTAAATGTCCTCGCCGGGACGATCGCTATTACCACGGCTGTTACTGTCAGTAACCCCGTCCCGCTCAATCCGGCCACGCCGAATACAATCACCAGCCCTGCCGCTGAGAGGTCTCCCTGCCCGGCGAGTGCCGCCGCGCCGGGGATCTGGAGCAATCCTGCCGCTGAGAGGTCTCCCTGGCCGCTCAGCGCCGCCGCACCGGGGATCTGGAGCAGTCCCGCTGCTGAGAGCGCTCCTGTACCGCTCAGTGCCGCCGCACCGGGGATCTGGAGCAGTCCCGCTGCTGAGAGCGCTCCTGTACCGCTCAGTGCCGCCGCACCGGGAATCTGGAGCAATCCGGCTGCCTGGAGGTCTCCG